GGCTTCCAATTCATTCGAGGTGTTCCTGGGTCGTCTGAGATATTTTTGTATAGTTTTATTTTACTCTTTTTAGACATGATCTCTGCACTGGCAATGATATCTTCAACAGACACTTCTGTGTCAGAAGATAAGTCTGGGAATCTCTTAGCCATTGACTTAAATCCCGCACCCTTGATCCCGGGAAGACCATCAGAAGGATCCCCAACAAAGCACCTGGACACACAGAAATTTTTACAGGTCACACCAAACTTTGTCTTTACATCCTCAAAATTGATGTATGCTTTCTGTCCTGGAGACCACTGGATCACCCGGGGTGAGAGAAGTTGATACAAATCTTTGTCTGATGAAACTATCACACACTTCTCATCCCTATACGTCCACATTGCCAGATATGCTACAACATCATCTGCTTCGCAGTCAGAGACATACATCTGGACAACAGGTACATGACGCAGCGCTTCAATAAGCAAAGCTAATTGAGTGTCTCTATTTTCTACAGTGTCAGGGATCTCATCTGCATAAAATCTATTGAGTTTTTGGGGTCGTCGGCCTTGTTTATACTCTGGAAATATCGCCCTGCGCCTAGAAGATCCTCCGCCTTCCCATGCAACAATAACACGGCGGGGGCGAACCCTTTCACACAAAAGACGCAGCCCCTTGAGAAATCCTACTAAACCGCCTACATGGTCGCCTGATTCACTCATAGAGGGATTAACAACAAAGTGACGCATAAAAAAGTTCAACCCATCGATAACAAGTATGGGTCTATCTTCCATACTATGCCTCCGGGTCAATCACCAAGTCTTCTTCTAGTTCCATCGCGATGGATCGAACTTCTTCATAAGAGTCGGTGTCGATATGGGCGGAGTGAGGAGAAGACATCTTTCTTATCATCACACACTCCAAAAGATCCTCGATATAACCAGAATAATCCGGGTCTGACATCACCTCGTCAAAGTCGACTTTGTAGAACTTCTTTTCCACAACAACTTCGCCAGTTTTTGTGTCTGATACCATGAGAGATTTCCAAGAACCCGACCCTGATAGCTCTATTCTCTTTCCGCCTATTTCTTCTGGTCCGTGTTTTCTAAGAACATCAAATATCTGTTCATGCTCAACAATACCTTTACCAAAGTGAATCTCAAAATTGCACAATCGGAAAGGCGGCGCAACCTTGCACTTTACTGTCTTCGCGGAGACATGAATTCCAATAACTTCTTTTTCTTTGTTTGTGATCTGCTGACCCGCGCCCAACTTGATTCTAACAGACGAGTGGAAAGGGATTGCTTTTCCTCCGGGAGTGACGGTGGGATCTCCATACATCACGCCAATCTTTGTTCTAATTTGATTGAGTATGATAAACAATACATTTTGATTGCCGATCACTCCAGTGATCTTGCGCATGCCCTTCGAGATAGCGCGTGCCTGCAAACCAATGGAGTCTTTGTCATAATCACCTATCAACTCCGCCTTAGGTGATGACGCTGCAACACTGTCCCAAATGATTGTAATGGGAACATCCTTGTCCATTGCTTTTGCTTTCATAATAGTAGCCTCAGCGATAGAAAGAACTTCTTCAGTACAATGTGTGTCCACATAGACAAATCTCTTGCTAATGTCTACTCCTAACAACCCTAGATTCTCAACAGACGTAGCATTCTCTGTATCTATGTAGACAACGATTCCACCCATTTGTTGGGTAGACCTTGCAATTTGAATAGCGATGTGGGATTTTCCAATTGATGGTGGCCCAAAAATTTCAACAATTCTCCCTTCTGGGAGGCCTCCATTTCTTCTGTTCGAAACCAAATAATCAAGCTGCTTCGAGCCAGTGCTAATCCATCGCTTTACATGAGTCGGAGTAGTGTCGTATGCAAGATTGTACGCAACCTTATTGCCGTGCTCTTTATTAAGCGATTTGATGAGTTCATGAGTGAAGTCATCGGGTACTTTTACCTTGGACACTTATAATCTCCTTTTAAAGATAGTGCGAGAGTGATTAGAGGGGGCAGTGTGTCTGCCCCCTCGTGTAGTCAGATTTTATAGATCTTCTAGATCAGCAAAAGCATCGTCCAAACTCTTGTATTTTGGACTATCAGAAGACTTCTCTGAAGTCTTATTATCATCCAAAGCATTATCTAGCGACTGAACAGATGCTCCTCCTCGGGGTGCATCGTTATCATCGTCAGCATCACCATTAAGCCAATCATTGACAATCTTCTCCAGATCATCGTAGGCCTTAAGTGTGTAAAGATCATCTAAGTCTGGAATACCATCACACCATTCCTGAGTCTTATCTACAGAGCTGGAGAGCGCACTACTCTTTCCTCTCGGTCGAACCTCAGTCATCGCCCACTGTCGACCGGGCGCCTTGGTACAAATAACCTTGACGTCTCGACCATCGACGGGGTCAGTGATGTCACCGTAGTCTTCATCCAACATGATATTCAAAAGAGACTGGTAAACCGTTTTACCAAATGCCCACAATCGGACACCCTTGTCTTCTTCACCTCGTACGACTACGGGTGCGTAACATCGCATCTTGGGATAGAGCTTCTTCGCGAGCTCATAAGACTCCTTAGCGCCATCATCTCGAAGCTTATTGATCAGCTCCTGAATGGGGTCGGGCTTGCCGAACTGATACGGTGCCAGAAGCCCTGGGCTGTTGCCGATATTATAATAAAACCAGCGCTCCTTAAAGGGCTGGCCATCATTATCGGGAAATGAAAGTAGGCGAACAGTAGCCTCTTCACCCTCTTGAGGGCGCCACATACGGTCTCGGCGGCTATTATTGCCAGAAAGCTTGTTCAGCTTACTGCGAATTGCATCAAAATCAATGGCCATTTTTATCTCCTAAATGTTTAATGGTCAAATTATTAACTCATATGAGTCAAAGTCTATGAATAAGTCTAGTTTTTAAAGTTCAAATGTTCAAGTGTGTGTGTTTACCTTTTTTTGGGAAGGTACCAAGTAGAACCTCCCCCCGGGGCGGTCATCCCCTTCTTTTTCTTCTTCTTTTTTCTAGGATACGTCGAATCTGTTCCAAGCGGCGATGTCGATCCCCTAATTGCCCCAGAAGGAGCTCCAGCGGCACCCACTGCACTAGCTTCCTTCTGTTCGTCCTCATCTTCGGAGGGTATGTCAGGTTCAGTTAAAAGATTCTCGGTTGGGTCTTTATCGTCCTTTTCGGGGTCGGGATTTTGATCCACTTCAGCAGGACATGTAGCATTCGTCGCGGCTGGACATGCTGCTGCTTCAGCCTCAGCAAGAACAGATCGTATAAACGCCCTAAGCGATCTCATAAATTTCTCCTTGAAGATAAATATGATGTAACAGAGTATTAAATTCTAGGTTGGGCGCTTGTGAAGAGTCATTTGTTTAGCTTGCTGAAGAATTAGCGCTAACGTTGGCTCAGACCCCACATAAAATCGATTTTCTTCAAAATGACCTCCCTGTGCTAGCTGGATAGATAGCCACTCATCTGAGCTCAGAGATACACCGAAGTGCTGTAAAAGAAAGAGCGTTCGGTGAGATGTTGACATTTTGGGTAGGTCTTCGTTGTACTTATACATCTGGCCCAATTTTTCTCTATGCCAGTCAGAATCCTGTTCAACAAACAGATCTAATTCCAGACCTCCCACTTTTCCTATATCATGAAGCAAACCCACCTTAAGAAGAGAGGTTACTGGTATTTCAAGATCGTGTGCTTGATTGATCGTACGCATGCACGCGGTCACAGCAATCGAATGTTCTACCAGACCACCGGGATAAGCGCCTCCTTGATCAAGTCTAGGCGATGCTGGACACATCACCAAGCGCTCTCCTAAAAATTCTAAGAGGCTATTCAGGCTGTGATCACTGAGCCTCTTGCAAAGCTTCTCATAAGTTTCCCAATTGGTCTTGACCTTTTCGTAGTCAGTAGATGACATATTTTTCCTTACTGAGTTGTATCTTCTTGAGGGACGGGTTCTGGTGGCTTGACTTCATTCAATTCATAAAACGATGCATGCATAGATCCATCCTCGGTAGAGTTGTGTTTAATGAAGGTCGCTGTCAAATCTGGATCCTGCCTCTCATTATTTGATTTGACATAAAGCAGTGTTAATAATTTTGCTATTGTCTGTTCTACTTCACCGTTTTCACCAGGCCATGCCACTAAAAACATGTCGGCGACGCCGGCACAGTCCTTGAGACGAGCGGGTAGTGCATATACCCCAAACACAGGAAACTGATAGTTTTCTACCGGCTTACAGTTCGCTCTTACGTAATCTATGTTAACATTAGCATAGGGATCGGGCGTGACCATATTTGCTGTTTGAGTTTTACAGCCTGATACTGCCAGGATCGCCCCAAAGAGCGCAATATGAATATATTTCATGACATCCTCCAGAACAAGTATAACCTACCTGGAGAATCATGTACACTTAAGTTAACCAAATGTTATGACTACGCCGTCGCCGCCGCGTTCCATCCGGACATTTTGCTCTAATTGACCAACCATCCCAACAGATTCAGCTGCTGTAAATACGTGAGCCATGAAAAAAACACCGTCTCTAGGCTTGATTGCTTTGACTGCTATCTGTATCATTTTCATGCCGTCTTGTCTCGTTATCACATTGGCTCCCACATAAGCGGCAGACATCACGTCCGTACCGTATATTGCGCTTCGAACGATGCCCAGCATTCTTTCTAGATCTGATCCTTTACCTGCCTTAACACCCAGATCCCCTAAAAGGCCGCCAGGATCAGATTCTACTCTTGCCTTGCTTCCCTTGATATCAGCGCTGGTATCGCCTGAGCCGTACTTGATGTCCAGCTTGCCGCCCTTTTTCTTCTTTTTTCTTCCTCGCCCAGGTCCCTTAGGTTTTTCCTTGGGCTTCTCTTCGCCCTCGGCAAGAATTCTTTGTATCTGTCTTCTTACAAATTCTTCTGTGTTCATCAGTCTCTCCACAGCATTAAATATCATCACGGGACGATATAATATCCATTGTCATGGGAAAATGTCCCATATCAATTGTGATTCCGGAACCCGCGATGTTCTTAAGAATTTCTGCACCTTTGGAATCAACATCAAAAAGTATTGCATCATGAATTATAAAAATTGGGTCAATAGCACACTCAATATTTTTTATCTCTTCTAGCACCTTTCGGAATCCTAGCAATGCAACGTCAACTGAAGTTGATTGAATAAAATGACTTACCAAGACATGAGCATCAAAAACATCAGTCTTAAGTGGTCTTCCATAATGATTTGTTATGCTCTTAGAAATCACCAGCTCTCCGCGAAGCTTTTGTTCTAGTCTATCAACGGAGAAATACTTTCTAACACTTCTGACAACAGTCCTCGCCTCTCTCTCACTTCCAAGCATTCCTGCCAACTTTTTTAAAGAAACACCGTAAAGAGAGCAAAGAACAGCTAATTTGATAACCTTTCTATCATGATGTCCGTTTAAAATCTCATGAGATATATGATGGTATATATCAGGCGGCGCATCGTGACCCATGACATATCTACAAACTCTGGGCTCTAGAGAGACAAAATCTAATTGAACGATTCTCCCACCGGAATATTTTGATTTTAGAATGTCTCGATGCCTAGCAGCCAATGTCAAAATCGACGGACCATCTTCGACAATTAAGCGCCCTGTGGAAGTTTTTGTTTGTGTGTAACGAATGGCTTTCGCCATTCCAGATGTGTCCGGAATGAAAGACTTCAAAGAAGATATTGTCGAGGGACCAGAGCTAGACTCGTCCATATATCTTCTAATCAAAGACTCATCTATCAGGGCTCTAGATAGTCCCAGATGAACTTCTTGACCCAACATTAATGTTTCTATGTAGTTAGTCTTGCTTAAGCATTCTACAGCGTCCTGGAAAACCCGTAGAACATTCTGTGCTGACTTCTTAAAGGCATTTGTCGGCATACACATATGCCATGGAATTTCCTTGATATCTAAGCCCAAAGAAGAAAAAGATTTTCGAAATTTCCTAGGAAATACCTCAGTAAGATCTTCGGATGACAGGTTAATCAGCTCTCTCAAACACATGTCGCCGGGATCCACTCCCAGAACCCATGTGCTAGAGGGCTTTTCCAACGACCACTGTGTCTGTTTTGTTTCAGAACAAAAAATTAAATGTCGCTCAGTTCCTAGAACTTTTCTATGTATGCACACTTTCACATGAAAATTGTATAGGACATCACAA